ACGATACGTGTGCTGAAGAACAGGTACACAGGTGATACAGGAGTTGCAAGCCACCTACACTACGACAGTGTTACCGGACGCATGACACAGATCGACAACCCTTTCATGGAGGATGACAATGAGTGAGGTACGTAAGAAGTTTGATAAAACCCTTTATGATATTGCAGATAAGGCTGCAAAAGAAGCTATGATTGGATGGCTAAAAGACAGAGATCATACTGATATATCTTCTAATGAAACGACATACTTTGATATTGTATCTACCGTAGGCCCAGACCTTCCCCGACATCTATATGAGGTTGAGGTTAAGTATGCTTGGAAGGGCAACGAGTGGCCGGAAAGCTGGACAGAGTTACGTATCCCACATCGTAAGCAGAGATTGATTGACAAGTGGAAATCAGAATGTTACAATGATCTCCTTACCTTTGTTGTTTTTAATCATGACTGTACTATGGCATGGCATGTTGATGGTAATACATTAGCAGATTGTGAAGTTAAAGAAGCTTCTAATTATAAGATAAGAAAGGGAGAAAAATTCTTTCACATTCCTGTAGAAGATGCATACATGGTGGACATGACATATGAGAGCGGTAGTTGATATTGAGACAGATGCTATTGATGCAACCAAGATACACTGTATCGTAGCAAGGAGTGCTGATACAGGAGAGACACGTCACTGGATAGGAGATCAGTGTCGTGAGTTTGGGGAGTGGTCGAAGAAAATAGATACCTTTATTATGCATAATGGTATAAGCTTCGACGCTCCCCTTCTTAATAAGTTTACCGGCTCTGATATTAAAGTTAATCAGATAGATGATACACTTATTAAATCTCAACTCTACAATCCTATTCGTGATGGTGGTCACTCCCTTGAAGCATGGGGTAACTTCTTAGGACATAAGAAGGGTGACTACCACGACTTCTCTCACTTCAATCAAGAGATGTTGAAGTATTGTTACATCGACACTGCTGTTACTATGGAGACATATAAGTACCTTCAAGAAGAGGGCAAGAAGTTCTCTGAAAAATCCTATGATCTGGAACGAGAGGTTCGTAGCATCGTAGACAAGCAACAGAAGAATGGCTTTGCCTTTAACATCATGAAGGGTATGACACTGGAAGCTAAACTTATGGATGAGCTACACTCTCTTGAAGAGAAGGCTCACGATATGTTTCCACCTACCATTGTAGAACTAAAGACAAAGACAAAAGAAATACCTTTTAATATAGCAAGTCGTAAGCAGATAGCAGACCGACTGATGAAGAAGGGATGGAAGCCTACAAAGAAAACAGACAAGGGTAATATTATTGTCAATGAGGCAGTGCTGGATACGATTAATATGCCAGAGGCTAAGATGTTCTCTCGTTACTTCCTACTACAGAAACGTACCGGCCTACTGAAGGCGTGGATACAGGCATGTAGTGAGCAGGAACGAGTACATGGCAGGGTCATGACACTGAAGACCATCACCGGCAGGATGGCACATCATGGCCCTAACATGGCACAGGTTCCGGCAGTGTACAGCCCCTATGGTAAGGAGTGCAGGGAACTGTGGACAGTATCAAATACTGACACCCATCAGCTTGTAGGTACTGATGCCAGTGGTCTTGAACTTAGATGTCTTGCTCACTACATGAACGATGCTAAGTTTACCAATGAAGTACTGACAGGTGATGTACATACAGCCAACATGAAGGCAGCAGGTTTAAGTAATCGTGACCAAGCCAAAACATTCATATACGCATTTTTATATGGGGCCGGTCCTGCCAAGATAGGTAGCGTTGTTGGTGGCTCTGCCAGTGATGGACGTAATCTTATTGCTAAGTTTCTGAAGAACATGCCAGCACTTAATAAGTTACGTAAAGACATAGGTGCAGTGGCATCATCAGGAACTATACGAGGTCTTGATGGACGTATGTTACACATCAGACACGAACATGCTGCACTTAATACCCTACTTCAAGGAGCAGGTGCAGTGGTCTGTAAGCGTTGGCTTGTTGAGATGGACAGAATGATCTGGGAGCATGGCCTTGACGCCAAGCTTGTTGCCTCAGTACACGATGAGTATCAGTTTGAGGTAGCCAAGCCAGACATAGAAAGCTTTACCAAAATAACAAAGGAGGCAATGTATACAACACAGAAAATATTGAACTTTAAATGTGACCTTGACTCAGACTTCAAGGTTGGAAACAATTGGGCAGAGACACATTAATATGTTGACACCTGTATATTCTATGTGCTATAATGCACTTGTTGTTTAGTTAGTAGTAGACGACCTATCAGGGAATGATCCCTAACATGGCTGCAATAGAGCAGCACCACAAGGAGACTATTTATGAACGATCCTATTTACATTACTGGTAAGTGCCACTATGCTTCTATCACTGAGCCGAACACCAAGTTCGATCCAGTGTGGAGCATTCAGATTGAGGTAGACGATGTGAATCGTCCTGTTATCGAAGGAGCCAATCTTCCTATCTCTAATAAGGAAGACGAACGTGGTGACTTTGTTACTATTAAGCGTAAGGTTATGCGAAAAGATGGTACGGAGCGTCAAGCTCCTATCGTAAAAGACTCACAGAATAACCTGTGGGATGGAAAGAAAATTGCTAATGGTAGCTTGGTAAATGTAAAGGCTATTCCTTTTGATTGGAACTATGCTGGTAAGTCTGGTATATCCTCTGATCTTGCAGCCGTACAGGTAGTAGATTTCATTGAGTACTTGGACGGTACTGAGGACTTTGCACCTGTTGATGGTGGATATGTTCAGGAGACTGTGGCGGAGACTGAATCAGAAGCCGTCCCGTTCTAATATAACATAGGAGGTATAGGGGAGTGCTGCTTAATTAGGCGGCACTCCCTGTTTATATCATGAAACAAGTTGAAACATTAGTAGAAGATATTTATAATTTATTTAACCTTACACCTATTGATATGTCTGAGGCAGAGGTAGATAAACATATTGATACCTTTGGCGAGATGCTCAAGGTACACCTTAAAAGTTTTCTCTATGAAGTACCAAGAGATCGTGGCAACCTGCGTCTATCAGCCATTGGTAAGCCTGACAGGAAGCTTTGGTACGATGTTAACAAGAAGCTAACACCAGAGACGCTGCCACCATCAACAAGGATTAAGTTTCTTTACGGATATATTTTGGAGGAACTCCTTCTGTTCTGCGCTACTGTGGCAGGACATACGGTCACAGATCAGCAAAGGGAAGTTGTTCTGGAGGGGGTGGTTGGTCATCAGGATTCCATCATCGACGGTGTTCTTGTTGATGTGAAGTCTGCCAGTGGNATGGGCTTTGATAAGTTTAAACATAACAAGCTAACAGAAGATGATCCGTTTGGTTATGTGGCGCAGGTATCAGCCTATGCAATGGCTAATGGTCTGGATCGTGCAGCCTTCCTTGCCATTAACAAATCCACTGGTGAGATATGTCTATCACAACTTCACAGTATGGATATGATCAATGCTAAAGAAAGAATTAAACATCTTAAAAAGGTGGTCGCTAACAGTAGCGTACCTGATAAGTGCTATTCCGATTTACCTGATGGTAAGTCTGGGAACCGTAAGCTTGCTGTTGGTTGTGTTTATTGCGAACATAAGAGAGATTGTTGGGTTGATGCTAATGGGGGTACTGGTCTACGTGCGTTCAAGTATTCGCAGGGTAGGCGGTATCTTACGCAGGTAGCGAAGCAGCCTGACGTACCGGAAGTATCTGTCTAAGTGTCCAAGAAACATCACTGGGTTGGCGAGGTAGACCCTGATACATATTATGGTTTTGTTTACCTGATAACAAACACTGTCACTGACAGGAAATATATTGGTAGGAAATTCTACCATGCCTATAAGAAAAGAAAACGATTTAAAGAATCTAACTGGAGAGTGTACGCAGGATCGTGCAAGCCACTTAAAGAAGACATGCAGCGTATGGGTAAAGATAAGTTTACCTTTGAGATTATCTGTAACTATAAAACAAGGGGTGGTGTGGTGAGCGGTGAGGTACATTTCCAGACAGACAATGATGTACTCTCACCGGAACTGCTGCCCTGTGGTGAGCGACTGTACTACAACGGGCAAATAGGTTCTGTAAAGTTTGTCACTCCTGAGTTTCTTAGTGCTGAACATCGTGCGAAGATAAGTGCTGCTAATACAGGCAAGACACTTAGTGCTGAACATCGTGCGAAGATAGGTGCTGCTGGTATAGGCAGGACACATAATGCTGAAACCCGTGCGAAGATGAGTGCTGCTGTAGCGGGAGAAAAACATTCTCAATATAAAGGACCATATATCATAACATTTAAAGATGGTCACACTGAAGAATGGATAAAGTTAAAGAACATAGATGGATACAATAGCAGTCATTTATATCAAGTTCTAAGTGGACATAAAAAATCTCATTGGGACATAGTAAAAATAGAAAGGATAGGGTCTGATGATTGATGAAGAAGAACAGGTAACTTTGTACGATCTTACAGACAAGAACCCTGATAAAACTTTATACCTTGCTATTGTAGTCCAATCTCTGTTAGACTTATCCAAACCAAAGGAGCCGGAAGAAACACTGGAGACAGTGCTACAACGTGATCAGGCAAGTGCATGGGTCTTCTGTTCAGTAGGAGTTAC